GTTGCCTCCTCACACTGAATGTATCTTGCAAATGCCTGAGCATACGCTTCAATCAATCTCGGATTGACAAGCCGTTCGCAACCACGCTCTTTAAGCCACAACCAGGTTTCCTTGTATATCTCATCTGCTCCGAGAGGCACTCCGTTCTTCTGCTTTGCCGAAAGATAGTCTGCCGGTTTTGGCATATCCGCACCTTCAACAACTGCACCCTCAGGTAGGTCAACGGCCTCAAGTTCCGCACTCGTAAGCACGGGTATATCGTTTTCCATTAGCCGAACAGCCTGACCTTTTTGCAATTTTTCTGCAATAGGCATTGGCTTGTCACCGGCTCGAACTCGTCTGCCACCTCTGTTTGTACCGTCCTTTGCCATATAAAATCACCTTCTTTCACTATTTTTAATACCACGTTTGAACTGCCGTTTTTGTGTGTGACACCCTCCGCCGTTGTCCGCCATACGCCTCTCAGAGATTTTGATACCCCCTCCATTTGCTGAAAATTGACAAATAAAAACTCAAATGGTAGAATAAATAAAAAAGTTGGTATACACTTTTGCTTTATTTCTTATGTTCGGATTTCCAATTGATGAAATAACACTCCTTTTAACATTTGTTCAAACAGCTATATCTGTTCTTGCTTATTTTGAAAGTGGTGAAAAGATTATGGAAAACAGAAACAACACGGTTTGGTGCGGTACACGCGGAGTGATCAAGTATGTCTGCGAAATTCGCTGGGATAAACAAAAGTGTTACAAGCGTGCTGCGATAGGTTCGAATCCTGTCCGCTCCGCCATATTTTAGGACTACCTTCACGCGGGTAGTCCTTTTTTTATCTGTCTCCAAGGTCGTGGTGGATTTTATTGTGGCAGGACTGGCAAAGGCTCATTAGATTATCTGTACTATGTTTACCGCCTCTTGAAAGTGGGATAATGTGGTGAACCTCCTCGGTAGGTGTTGTTCTGCCCTGTTTAAGGCACTGCTCACACAACGGGTGTGCCTGCACATAGTGGTCACGAATTTTTTTCCACGCTCTGCCGTACTTCTTGTTGACATCAACCGCTCGTGTGAATCGGTTGTACTGCTTTGCAATCAGCCTTTGATGCTCCTCACAATACCGCCCGTTTGTAAGTTTTGGACAGTTTGGATATGCACAACCCTGCTTTGGTTTATGTGGCATAAACTCCTCCTTTTTGGCATAATAAAAGCCCTGCAAATTTCTCTGCAAGGCTTTCAAAGTCTATTTCACTGTTTATATTATAGCAGATGTGCATACTGTAATTCTATGGAATTTACTGTCAACTTTCGGGGATTACAACACTTTTTAATGCGTTCTTTCTTATCTTGAACACATTGTCAATACTGCAATTCATCTGTACCGCTATTTCTTCCCAGGTTTTAAAGCACAAATATCTCAATTCAAGAATTATCTGATATTCAGGATTCTGTACGGATTTTATTGTTCTCACAATATCTCGCTTTAAATCAACAAGGCTGTCGATATCCCTGTTTATTTCTTCCTGCAAATCAACAATTTTTACAACAGTATCCTCAAGTCGAGAGTTACTGATACTTTGGCTTTTTGGCATATCCGATAATGTAGATGTGCATTTTGTTGCAAGAAGATTAAGTGATTTAAGCTGTTCAATTTTTGAATCTATCCTTTTGTCAAGTCTATATGCCTGACTTAAATATTCTTTGGCTGTCATTTTATACCTCCAAATTTGCCCTTACGGCATCAATCAAATCCGCCTGCGTTTTATTCTTTTTCTGCAAGGCTTTCAAAATTTGTTCATCAATCGTGCCTTTTGTGATTATGTGCTGAATAACAACAGTGTTTTTCTGTCCCTGTCGATACAGTCTTGCGTTGGTTTGCTGATACAGCTCAAGTGACCATGTAAGGCCAAACCACACAAGAGTTGAACCCCCGTTTTGAAGATTAAGTCCGTGTCCGGCACTTGCAGGGTGAATGAGTGCAACGGGAATTTTGCCATCGTTCCAATCGGAAATATCCTCACTTGTTTTGATTTTACGAACAGAAAACCTGCTCTTTATCCGTTCCAAATCGTGTCTGTACCAATATGCAATAAGCAGAGGCTTTCCGTTCATACTCTCTATGATGTCCTCAAGTGCTTCAAGCTTTCGGTCGTGAATTTCAACTATATTCTGCTCGTCGTCGTAAATTGCACCGTTTGAAAGCTGGCATAGCTTGTTTGAAAGGGAGGCGGCATTAGATGCGGTAATTTCTCCGTCAGTAATTTCAAGAACCAAGCTTTTCTTCATTTCATCGTACTGATTCTTTTCGCTGTTGGAGAGTTCAACAACATAGTTGCTTGTTAAAAGCTCAGGCATTTTCAGATATTCATTTGCTTTCATAGAAACCGTGATGTCTGATATTTTTTCGTAGATGGCATTCTCGGCATTTGGCAGAGGCTTATATGAATATACAATCGGGCCATTCATTTTGTCGGGTTTGAAATATGTGTTCCTGTACTGCCCGATAAAATAACCGAGCCGTTTGCCCATATCAAGAATTTTAAATTCAGCGAACAAATCCATAAGTCCGTTTGATGAGGGTGTACCTGTCAGACCTACAATTCTCTTTACAAACGGTCGCACCTTCATAAGGCTTTTGAAACGCTTTGACTGATGATTTTTAAACGAACTGAGCTCGTCAATAACAACCATATCAAAGTCAAATTTATATCCGCTTTTATTCACAAGCCAGTCAACATTTTCTCGGTTGATTATGTAGATGTCAGCTTTTTCATTGAGTGCTGAAAGTCGTTCATTTTCATTGCCTACTATAAGTGAATAAGTGAGAGTGCTTAAATGCTCCCACTTTTTTATCTCATCAGTCCATGTGTTTTTTGCAACCCTGAGCGGTGCGATTACAAGCACCTTGCACACCTCAAAGCTGTCAAAAAGGAGATTGCGAATTGCAGTCAATGTAATTGAGGTCTTGCCAAGTCCCATATCAATCAGCAGTGCTGAAATCGGATGAGTTTCAATATATCTGATTGCATATTCCTGATAGCTATGTGGCTTGTATTTCATCAATCATTCCTCCAATCTGCTCTACATCGTCAATCACATAAACCTTGAATCCCAATTGTTTCAGCATCTTATGCCGTGCAAGCTGGAGTGCTCTCGGCTTTTTGCCGTTAGCTTTCAGTTCCACCATGCCAAAATGACCGTTTGGTAAAAATATCAATCTGTCAGGCATACCGTTAAATGAGGGACATACCCATTTCAGACAGATACCTCCATCTATCTTCACTTTTTTTACTAATATTCTTTCAATTTCACTTTCACGCATTTTTTTACCTCAATTCAAGGTGTGACAGGGTACGACTGTCATTTCCTATACTTATATATATAGCTTATTTTTTATTCTATAAGAAAAGGATAGTAAATAGCCGTCATAAACTGTCACACCTACTGTCATTAGTCCTCTTCCATAAAGTCTGTCTTGAGTTTTAAGCCTTTAATGTATCTGCCGTTCCTGTCACGAAATTTTTCAAAACCCATGGTTTCAAGAGCAGTATAGAAATCCGTTGTACTGCGGATATATTCACCCATTTGAGTACAGAAAATTCTGTATTCGTTATATACCTCTCCCGACTTTGCAATGTATGATGAGTCAATTTCACAGCGTTCGCTCAAAAAATATGAGAGCCAATCGTTGCTGTCCCTGTAATGCTCAATTGCATCACAGACCTTTTGCGGAGGAGTGATTTTGTAATTATCTTTAATCACCTTTTTTGATCCCTCAATAACCCAACTGAGAATTGCACCGCCGGCATGCTCAAAAAGATAGTCCGCATAGTTCTTAATATCAGCATTACCCTCAATTGTTGCATCAAACGGAATAACGATAAGTCTTCTCCATGTTCCTTTATCAATCGCACCAACCTTTGGCAAGTGGTTGGTATACAGCACAAGAGTATGAGTAGGAGTATATGAGAAAGGGTCTTTGTATTTCTTTTCTGCATAGATTTCATCGGTGGAGCAGAGCTGTTTAACATTTGCCGTGTTAAGTCTCATACCTTCTTCAAGTTCAGATGCAATTAACATTCGTTTGCCTTTTGCCTCTGCAAGCTCCGGTTTAACATTTCTTCGGCACCCGACTGTAAGCATATCCGCAGAGATGTTGCCTGAGTATGTACCCAGAACCCTTGCTACTACATTCCAAAAGGTACTCTTGCCGTTACGACCTTCTCCATATGCGATGATGAGGGCCTCAACATACACCTTGCCTATGGCAGAAAGACCAACCATTCTCTGAACATAGTCAATAAGGGTATCGTCACCCAAGAAGAAAGTATCAAGTGCGGATTTCCATATATCCATACCGTCATCTGACGGATTAACGGTTGTCTGTTTCGTAATTAGATGTTCGGGATTATGTTCGATTGCAAGGTCAAGTCCGTGTCTGAGGTCATATGTACAGCTTGGTGTATTCAGCAAAAATTCATCTGCATCCAGATATCTTTGTTCAACTTCAAGCATAGGTCGAGCCTCCTTGAGCGTTGCGGAAATACACTTTGTATCTCTGCGTTTGACAGCATATTTCTTGTAATTCAGGGCATTTTCATACATCTCATATGTGTGTGTCTGCTCCTTGTTAAACATCTGCAAAGCTTTCTTTGCACCAACAGATACAATTATCTCCATACCACCATTTTTGACGAGCTTATCCATGGCTTTTTTTATTTCGGTTTCAGACTCAGCAAGCTGTCTTTCGGTCAAATCTTGAGAAATGCCTTGAGCCTTTGGTTTCGATTCCTCCCAAAAACTTCCGTTGTAGACCATATAGTCGGTAGATGGGGAGTAGGAGAGAATATTTTTATACTCCCGTGCAAGAACAGTAGCCTGTCCAACATCTGAAAAATCTTCGGGTTTTAGTTTGCAGTTAGAGTTGTATTCCTCGGGTGGAATGTATCCTTCTTGGTTTGACACCTTGTTACCGAACCTTGATGCACTTCGCCATATCACCTTAAGTTCGCTTTCAGGGAGTGGTGGATTACAGAGTTCTGCCTTCTTAAGGAAAATCTGATAAGTTTCTTCTGTATTTCCATATCTCTTGATAATCTTTCCGGCAATGTGGCTCATGGTACTGTTACGCTGACCTTCTGGTACTTGCTCAAGACTTGCATCGAAGTCAGCAAAGTCATCCTCTTCCAGATAATCAAGAATGGTTTTATTCCCTTCATAGAACTCCACTTCATCAGAGTCATTTCCATAAAGGAAACGAGCCGAATCAAGTGCGTTGGCATCGTAATAAGGAAAAGCATCGGCAATCCTGCGTTTCATATCTGCATACTCCTGCTCATCCGATACAATCTCAATAGGGAAGAAGATATGAAATCTTGGTCTAGCAGACTTATTTCCCTTTGGAAGGTTGTGGTGTCTGCTATACGATACAGCAAAAGCAACACCCGGTATTTCAAGTGCTATATCAAGAGGAGTTACCCATTCATTCGGGTTGTCCGAATGGTCATTATCACAGTCAAGCGGAATACAGTCGGAAAACTCGAAATTATCCTTACTGCGATAATTTCCTTTATACTTTGCAGTTACATGATCCATTTTGGTTGATGTGATAAAGGATTCCTTGTCGGTAACAATCATCTTGTTGGGATACAAACAGTTCCCGTTATTACCGACACAATCTGCTGTGTATATAGTGAAATTAAGCATATTCATTTACCTCCTTCATCGCATGGTCAAACCATCTGATTTTCATTCTTCTTTTCTTTGCAACACCAATTTCACGAGCCATACCACGACTTACCACTCCACCAAATACCCAAAGTTCCGTGCATTTACCAAGAAGTACATAATTAAAATGCATAGCCATTTCTCGTTCTGCATCATTGCCGTCATCCATGAACTGTGGATAGAGAAGATGAGGTGTTACTGGGATAGCATTCTCCTTAACGGCATATCTGCTGTACACTTTTGCATTCTTTACATTATTCTCGATATCACCCGCATACGGACTGCAAACATATACCAACGGAAGATAGGCAGCCTTTTTATCAGCTGCCACTTCTTCACGATGGATATTGGTAAGAGCCTCATATGTAGTCGGGTCGAAATAACCCTCATGATTAAACTTATCAATGCCCATATTTTTTAATCCTCCTGTTCCATAATTGGCAATATTCCATCTTTCTTTAAAAGATCATAAAGGAAAAGTCTGCCCTTCTGTGTCCAATAGGTATGCATCACACTTCTATTCTCATCGATTGCATAGGTACGTGATTGTGTGTATCCGCATTCTGCATACTGCTGATATAAAAGCCATGTCTTTCTGAACTTGTACTGAACCCCAAGTTCATGAAGAAGTTCATTGAACTTGCGACCGCTCATACCGTAGTCCTTTGCAATCTGTGTAATTGGTACTGTGTTTTTGTTCTGTAAAATAAGGTCATAGTAGCTTGCCTTTGGCTGTATCTCTGCAATCTGCTGACGCTGAATTAGTGTCTGGCATTCAAGCTGTTTTCTTCTCTCACGCTCTTCCTTAAGCTGTGTAAGTGCTGCAATCGCAAGATCAGGATTTTCCAAAATCTCATCGATGGCATACATTCCATGTTTACGGATAGCCGGAAGAACCTCTGCCGTTACCCAATGTTTGAACTTCTTCGCATTAGGCATCTTGCTTGAAAGGATAAGACTGTAAAGACCTGACTCATTGATAATTGTTAAATCTTGAATACCACCAAGGGTGTCGCATTTTGCTACTCCCTTATCTTCATCATCAACATGCTTGTTAATAGCATCTCTCGGATTACTGTATCCAAGAATTGTTGCTATATCCTTTGCAAAAAACATAATCTCGCCGTTTACAGTTGCTGTTCTTACAGAGCCAAACTCTGTGCTGTTAAATACTTGTAATTCCATGCGAATTACCTCCTTCAAAATAGAATTTCCTTGGAGGTGTTACCCTCCTACCTGGTAGCCTTGGGAGAAGGGTTAAAAGGACGTTTTTTCAAAAACTTTTTTTAACTTGTTGATTGCTCTTCTGTAGCGATGACTGACAGTGTTGGCATCCTCACCGATTTCTGCTGCATACTCACCAACGGTGTAACCATCAAGTGCAATAGCAATGACCATATCTGCTACTGCAGGTTTAAGAAGACTTCTCAATGTTTCACAGCACTCTTCGTATTCAAACTGGTTATGTACTCCATCAATGGAACTGCTGAAAGCTGACTTATCAGCTGCTCTAAACATGATTGCCTCTTCTGTGTTGACCTCAACTGTCCCGTCCTTGCTCTTCATATAAGCGTTGCCAGTATGACGGTCATGCTTGTGCCAGCTGTTGTAATCGGGTCTGTTGAATCTCTCTTCGATTACATCTTGGATTCTCTTTTCGTAGTCTTCCTGACTCTCTTCTTCAGAAACGGAGATGTTTAACCATTTCTCCAATTCCATGTTCTCAACCTCAAGGGTCTGATACTCGTTCTCGTAACGAATCTTAATCTTCATAGTTTCCTGCCTTTCTGCCTGGTTCTTGCAGAAGGGCATAGGAAACAAATAGGGTCGGTGCCTATAGAAGTACCGACCCATGAATTGCCTGAAAAAGAGCATAAGGAAATAAGGGTACTTCTATCGCACCTTTCACAGGTTGTCCTGTGATTGATGCCGATATCTGTATCCCAATGCCCTTATAGCTAATCAGGCCTTGTGATATTTATTTTTTAAGTGCCTCTGGCACTTAGTTGAATCCACCTAATGAACTCAACTAAAGGTCAGAGAGGTAAAATAACTGCATTTGTAAATTTTCTCTGTGAACGCATATTAACAAACTGTGAAAGTGTAGATTTTTGCATTCTTTTCTGATATAATATTGGGTAGAACAATTTCCCAATACAGCCTTACAAATAGCAAGCACTCGCTGTTTGCTTTCTACACTACCCAGTATATATAAGTGGGTAGGTGGAACTCGGTGGTTTGGGTGGACTTAGGTGGTCTTAGATTTTTTAAGGTGGTGATATCCGTGAGATTTAAAATCTTTGCTAGAAAACTAAAACGAGTTATTGGTGGTAAAAGCAATACTCAACAATTCACACGATCACTTTTCGAATATATGATTAAAGATTATGCTTGCGTTCTTTTAGACGATATCAAACCAGAAACATTCAAGTCATATTATTCTGAAAATACAGGCTTATCGAATATCGCGGCTACTGTTTTGTCACACCTTGATGATGAATATAAATTTCCAGAGTATCTCGAAAGCCTTGGTGCTAACACCCTCCAATTACTTGTAGATGAATTTATAGATGATATCCCAGATATCAATGCTGTTAATGCTTCTACCAAGATTACTGACTTGTTTTTAGAAATTTTAAAAGAAGCCTCGGGCAAGAAAAAAAGCACTCCGAAGAGTGCTGATAAAACCCCACATGATATTCTTAAAGAGAAGACGCTGGCATCTGGACAGGCAGTAGCCGATGCGTGGGGTAACGCAGTAAGCAACCTGGTAAATGGATTAGATGGAAACAGTAATGCCGGAACAACAAGTGTTCGACTTCCAGAAGAACAGCCAAATGAATCCCTCTATTCTTCTGAAGACAATTTACTGCTTGAAGAATTCACAGCAGATTATGATGAAATCATGGTTATTCTCATCGGAGAAAACTATGCTGCATCATTAATCGACATGACTCTGCCATGTAAAATAAAAGACTTGTATGAAACCAAATGGATGTCAAAAGCAGATACATTTGCTGATCCATCTTTAAAATCATATGTTTTTGGTTTGCTTGGCGAATTAAACAATATAAGCAACAGCTTTTTAGTCAGTGGCTCTACAACTCCTTTTTTAGGAAGTTCCAGAACCAAAATACGCAATTTGTATGTAAAGCTTCATCCCGACCAGTTTGCTGGAACATTTCCGTATGATGCGTTTATCGATGACTGGGACGATGGAGAAAATTATTAATCGGAAAGGAGGATGTTGATGCCATCAATTGATGAATCCATCCGTAAAATAGACAACGTCATATGTAGGCATTTAGATGAAATAGAAAACAATTCTCGTGGTGCTATTTCTCAAGATATTTTAGAGCAGCTGACAAAGTTCATAAATCATGTCATGCTCAAGTTTTATGCCAACGGCAGAGAAATACCTATCACTGCCGAAAACATAGCAAAGGCCATAGAGTTTGCACAGATAAACAGTGAACTGTACACTTTATATAAATTCCATAATTACCTGGAAGTAGTCACCACACAATATACATTGGATGAAGACGGCTCTGAACGATTAATGCTTAAGTATTACCAGTACCTGCTAGAAGCGAAAAATCTTGTCTGGCACTACTTTGGTATTGAGGTACTGCATAATTTAGATAAGTTTCCTCTTCATTTAGATGATACCTTACAGGAATACTATAAAAAGATTTCTGAAAAAATAGAACGATATCCAGTGGAATTCAAAGCTGAAAAAAATGACAAATACTATATTCAGAAAATTAAGCCACTGTTTGTTAACAGACACATATATTATGAAATCACATTTACACCAATAGATGATAGAAAAAACAAGTCCAAATCTAATAGGGTAATTGCTTTTACTAAACTACCAATCAAAAGCAATTACGCATCAAAGTTTCATCTCGTACATGAGACTATCGAAATATTAGGAAAAACAATGCCTATCATCATTATTAACGGCTGGGAGGTATCCATTCGTGACTGTGAATTTCAAAATTTTATCAAACTGATAAAAGGCGAGAAAAAAAGAGTACCGTATCCAGAGCAACGCTTAATCTGTGAGTTCCTTACTAGAACAAGGTACACCTTGACTGCTCTGATGGACTTCCCGGATAACGCCTATTATAGAATTACTCTCGAATGGAAAAACAACCTTAAATCTACTGTGTTTATTCCAATTTTAGATGAATGCAGAAAGCTTATACGAAAAGGCCGAAGTGGTAAAAACGTGCTACGATATCTGCTTTACAACATGAACAACGTTATTATTAAAGGCCAATATTCAGACGGATACTATAGCAAATACTATGAAGAATGGATACACGCCGGAAACAGTTATCTTTCTGGTCTGTATTTATCAAACGGTTGCAGGCAGTTTGATTCTTTACCATTTAACAGATCTCCTGTTGGACATAATCCAAAATTAGGAGCTGTATTCGACTGTATTCCTTGTAAAGACAAACGCCCTGAATTATTCGCAAGATTTATAAGGAATAACACAGAAGGTAAAGGTCAACTTTTCACTGATATTGATGAGTTGGGTAATTTCCCGGATTATCCAATTCTTATCGAAAAGTATAACGATAGCCTTTATTCAGGACACAGACCTGAAAGTGATTTAATGCTTGAGCATAATCAAGTATTTATAAACGATTACAAACTCGATACTTGCACTGTAATTGAAAAACTACAAGAGTTATCAGAATCCGGCATAGAAAATTACAGTGACGATGTTGAATTATGGCTACTATTCGGTGATTACGAAATTGATTGTGATGAAAAAAAGGACATCATCACTCGTATATTTTCAGAGTCAAAAGTAGGTGTAATATACGGTTCTGCAGGTGTAGGAAAATCTACGCTTATAAATCATGTTTCTCACTACTTAAATGATGATGCCAAATTATATCTAACCCAAACAAATCCAGCAAAAGAGAACCTGATGCGAAAGATTGATGCAGAAAATACAGCTTTCTCAACAATTGAAAGTTTCAAACGCCAAGGGTCTGCTTTTGCAAAATATAAATTATTAGTTATCGATGAATGTAGTACCGTTAGTAATAAAGATATGGTTGAGGTATTACAAAAAGCAAACTTTGAAATGCTTTTATTGGTTGGGGACACTTATCAAATCGATGCAATTCAGTTTGGAAATTGGTTCTCGGTATTAAAAGCATTTTTACCGGAAAGTGCCGTATTTGAACTTACCCAGCCTCATCGAACCAAGGATAAACGATTACTTGAACTATGGGATAAGGTCAGACAGATGGATGATACCGCAAAAGAAGTCATCGAAAGAGAAAGCTACTCCTTAAAAGTAGATGAATCCTTACTCTCTTCTCTTGAACCAGGAGAGGCTATCCTTTGTCTGAATTATGACGGCTTATACGGAATCAACAACATCAACCGATTCTTACAGGAAAGTAATCCTAACCCTGCAGTTCAATGGGACATTCAACAGTATAAAGTTGGAGACCCTATTCTCTTTCTTGATTCGGATAGGTTTTTCCCTGTCATACACAATAATATGAAGGGAATCATAATGGGCATTGAAATCTTAGCCCCAGACACTTATGAAGAACGTATACAGTTTGATGTTGAGATACCTAAGGTAGTAGATGGAAGTGATCTCCGGCGTATTAACCTCGAACTACTTGAATGTTGGGAAAGCGAAGGAAAATCGTTAGTTAGATTTTGTGTACACAAATTAAAGAGTGCTGACGAAGATGGAGATGAAAGTACCTCATTCACTGTTGTACCATTCCAAATTGCTTATGCTGTATCAATACACAAAGCACAAGGTCTCGAATATGACTCTGTAAAGATAGTTATTACAGATGAAGTTGAGGAACTAGTAACACACAATATCTTCTACACTGCTATCACAAGAGCCAGGGAAAAATTGAAAATCTACTGGACACCAGAGGTTGAAGAAAAGGTAATCAATAGAATCAAGCCACGTGATATCAGTAAAGACGTGGAGCTTTTGAGAAACTACCTTACCGATAGCCAGCAAGAAGATTCATTTGATTTTTGGCTATAAAACAAGGAGGTCGATTATGCGAATCAGTTATAACAAATTGTGGAAAATGTTAATCGACAAAGAAATGAATAAAAATGATCTTAAGGATGCTGCCGGAATCAGTGCAGCGTCCATTGCCAAATTAGGCAAAGGCGCAAACATCACCACTGATGTTCTTCTCAAAATCTGTGAGGCTATGGATTGTAAATTGGAAGACATCATGGAAACAATAAAGGATTGAGGTGGAACGAATGAATCGTAAAACCTCGGTCGAACTTACGAATATGTGTATGACCTATGATGGCCGTGGAAATGTACTCGTTGAAGAAAAGCTTGTACATAACATAAAAGGATTAATCTTCCCAGGCGGTCATGTTGAACCAGGAGAAGCATTTGTAGATTCTGTTATTCGTGAGGTACGGGAAGAAACAGGTCTTAGCATTAAAAATGTAGAACTTTGTGGAGTAAAAGACTGGGTTGAATACATTGGTTCCAGATACATCGTATTTTTATATAAGACAAATGAATTTAATGGCAAGCTGAAGTCATCTGATGAAGGCAAAGTATTCTGGATGCCACTTGAAGAACTAAGAAAAGCCGAGAACAACCTATGGCACTTGGATCAGATGTTGGAACTTTTCTGTGGCAATACCTACTCAGAACTTTATTTCAACAGGAACGATTCTGCCATTAAACCAACGTTAAAATAACAGGAGGATAAATTTATGCCAAAACAATTAACAAAAACATTAGGAGATTTTAATGTCTCCACCGACATACTCAGACAAGGATTTGCTTCACTCGCAGGAAACAAACCAGAGTTGAATGATTTAGGAATTATATTTGAGGTTGGCTTAACTGATCTGTCTTTGTTCCCTAATATTAAACTAAGCGATTCTGCTACATATATGGACTATCTTGAAAAATGGATAAAGGGATATGCCGATGCCACTGCAAATCCACCCAGCCGAAGAAAAGCCTCTCCAAAAGGAAGCTGTTCTGATCCCGCAATACAAACAATTGTGCAAATTGCAATGAACGCAGATGAAACTTTTGCTGCACGTATGGCCGCATATCATAATCTTTTTATGAGTGCAGAAAATATTCAAGGTAATCTTCTAGAGGAATACATCAGTGTTTCTACCCGACCATACGGTTGGATTTGGTGTAACGGAAACGTGCTTAGAGCAATTGACTTTTGTTCCTCTGATGGTGCTGTTTTACTTCAGATCAAGAATAAATCTAACACAGAGAACAGCTCATCGAGTGCAATCAGAACAGGCACTACCATCGAAAAATGGTATAGACTTGGCACCAGAACTGTCGCAGGTCAGAAGCTTCCTGCATATAAGTGGGATTCACTCAATAATATTATCAACGCTCATGTAACTACAGGTATTGCTACTGATTGCAATATGAATGAAGACTCCTACCAGGAATTTCTTCGTAATATCACGTCACAAAACACGGACATTATTTCTGACAAATAATTAAAAATTTAGGGCAACTGCAAAATCACTATGCAGTTGCCCTGTTTCATCTACTCCGCCGCTTTCTCAAGTTGTTTTTTCATAAAATTCATCCAGGAAATCTCGTCAGTATTTTTATATCTTGAATACGAAAATCCAGTATTTTTATAATGTATACCTTTCATATCATCGAGAATAGTTTTGGCAATTGCCTCCCCCAATTTAATAGGTACAGCATTTCCAATCTGTTTATACTGATCAAGTATAGCACCACATATCTGCCAATCCTGTGGAAACTCCTGGATACAAGCATATTCTTCTACACTTAATGGTCTATCTTCTGTCGGATGCGCTAAATCCGTTGCTGGCATAGTTGGATTTGTAACCAATGTTGGCGATGGCTTTGAGTAAGATAATCGTCTTAAAAATCCTGTTTTACCGCCTCCCAAGTAGAAGGATTTTCCCATTGCCTCCTTTTGCATATCTAAAGGAAGGTCTTTCCAATATTGTCCTTCTTTGAGCATTCTATAATATTTCAATCTCTTCTCTGGAAATTCAATATAATGCTTTTCTACATTTTCAGGCAAATTATCAAATGCGTCTTTTAATGTTCTCCACTTCTTTAATCCATCTGTTCCGTTTTCATTATGAGTAGGTTGTAAATAACTTACCTTCTCATCTCCTAGTTTTCCTATTATTACAACACGCTCTCTAATTTGAGGAGCACCAAAATATGCGGCATTATAAAGATTAAAAGAAACTGTATATCCCATTTCCTTTAATCTATCAAGGATAATCATCATCGCACCACCCTTGATAGGCTCCTCTAAATCTCCATATTTAAAAGGCGTAGATAAAAGTCCACGAACATTTTCTATTACTATATATGTTGGCTTGATTTCAGATACTATGCTCAAATATTTTAAGAACACATTTCCTCTCTCATCATCAAAAGCCTTTCTATTTCCTGCAGTACTAAAAGCTTGGCACGGCGGCCCACCAAAAATAATATCAACCTTTCTTCCTTCTGGAACCTTCGCCATCTTAAGTATTTCAGCTGCTGAAAATTTAGTAATATCTCCAATCAACCCAATGTTAGGATTGTTTTTTTCGATTGTCATCCTGCACGCCTTATTAAATTCGCATGCTAAAAGAGCGTCTATCCCACCATTTCTCATTCCTACATCCAGGCCCATAGCACCCGAAAAAAAACTTAATGCTACTATTGGTGGAACATTATCATCAAGTCTTTCATGATCATCTGGTTCTATAACAACATCATACTTTTCTATATACTGTTTCAAATCCTCTTCTGATGTCAGCCACTGGCTTCCAACTCTTTCTGCCTTTAAATATTCATTTTTTATCAGTGTTCTTACAGACTGTGCGGTAACTTTCAATCTTTTCGCAACCTCTGTTACTGTTAATAAATCTGTTGTATCTATCAATGGTATCCCCTCTTTTCTATATCGCAAATATTTATAGACCCATTATAACATATAAACTATCATAAATCAACCGTGCCTAGTGCGTACATATCAATTCAGGAGGAATATTATCAAATGAATGTTTTATTGGTTCACCCACTGGATCTAAATTCTTTTCTAAATATTTCAGTAATTCCGTATTCTCTATATAATAATACATTTGTGGTACTACAAATCCGGGTAAGTCATTTCTCAGTTTTTCCAGAGGAATCGCATTGGTCATTTGAAACTCTGTGATTTCCATTGCCACGGTATGCTTACTTAAATAATTATCAATTCTTGATAACGTTGCCTCGTCATATGAATATTTTTTCTTCCATGACTCAATTTGAACTCTATTATCCAAACGCATTATTCCAACGATAGCTTTGACTGGCGTACTAATATACAGATATGCCTTAACCGACTCATCTGGAAAAACACGCCTGTGTTCATATATCTTTTCTCCGGATTTCACTCGTTCAAATACATCAGCTTTGAAACTTAATAACATAGTTCTCATACTTCTTAATCACATCCATTCTGTCAAATCAAACTACCAAATATACATCTTATCCACTCAACCTACGCCAATGTTCATCTTGTCAACTCAGCCTTATCTAAAAATCAGTCTCGACCAATTCTCTCAGGCACAAAAAGAGAGCTTGGAGCAAACCTGTCAAATTTACCCCAAACTCTCGAAATCCTTTATTTCAAGGCTATTTGCAGTTCTTACTTCTGTACTTTTTGTTTTATACCCCATTTTATATTAGCACTTCGTGTTTCATTTTCAGCCTGTGTGCAAGCTTCAACGGTTGATATCAATAATGAACTTCCCACTGTTAATGTATCCAGTTCATCTTGTTTGAAAATAATTCGCACTTGTGACTCTCTTAAAGTATTTATTGCATCAAGCACCTCGACAGTATCTCTTCCAAGTCTACTAATGCTTTTTACCACAACTATATCCGTAAGTCCCGCTTTACATTCTTCTATCATTTGATGAAAGACAGGACGAAAAGAATCTTTTTTAGCAGATGCAATATCTATATGAATATCGACCAGTTTCCAGTTGTTATGCCCGGATATAAATTTTGTCAGCCCAGAAACTTGTGCCTTAAGACTCTCAAGCTGATCCATAGTGTTAGAACTCATACGAGCATAGATGACAACATGTTTCATCGGCTCATTTGTATTAGCCGGAATCACTCTCACTTTGCCAGGCATAACATTCTCTCCTTCCTGCGATAGGCTAATTATCATTTGATATATTTCAAAATGATTATTAGCCTATTTTTACTCTCTCTTTTTTCATAAATCACAAGTAAACACTTCTGTATAATCGACCCAATCTCAATATTCCTGTCTATCCAACCATAAAATTCCCTTGATTTTTAAAGGCTTTTATGACATTTTTTGCGGTATTATTTCTAGCAACCAAAACTCTCGAAATCCCCTTATTTCAAGCCTTTTTCACACTTTTACTTGTGTACCTTAGTCAACAGAACTACGCACTCCACGTGGCTTGTCTGGATATGCAGAATGTCTTTGCCATTTTCTTGTTTACGGAAACAAATCCACGGCGTTTTTTACATTTACTTGTCAACGGGAACATATCCACCTATAGCTTTAATAATTTAGTCCAAACATCCGGCAGCTTATCTCTAACTAAATCTGCCATTCTTAAAAATTCCTTACAATCTATTAAATCAAATGTGTCTACGATGTTTTTATTAATTACATTACTTGCATATTCCTTTGCGGGTTTAGAGAAGTGGTCTGCTGTTGATACAAAAATACAGCCTCGCACGTTATCCTCAATTACAGTTGTTCCAATCAACGCTCTGAGAGCTTCAACACCTTCTGTAGCATTTGCTTTTGTTCTTCTCTTAATTTGAATTAGTGATTGTTTACCACTATTATCAATAAGCAATCCATCTTTTCCACCATCCCTTGTTTTCCCGAAAGCTTTAACCTTGCAAGATGGGTAAAAATCAGAAAAAACCGACCGAACAAGTTCCTCCATTTTATGTGCATCAATATTGTAAATTACGCTTGGGTCTTTATTTATATATTTACGGAGGACCTCGAGTGGTATATTTATGTCAGAATCTTCATATGTTTTCAAAATTCCAGAGGAATACTCCAAATCCATTGCTCTTATCCCATCTACTATGGCATCGCTCTGATTTGAGTATTTATACTCCCACCAACCACAATTGGGGCATTGAACAACTAATTCGCTCTGGTCAAACCGCCCCCATAACCATTCAGGATAATCTGTTTTCGATTTATGGTGTATCACATTTTCAATTTTTTGTTTGCAGAAAGGACATATAGAGTCATGCTTAAATAATGGTAATCCGTTTTCTACATATACAGAGTTTACAATTCCTTTACTTGCTTTTTCCGTTATATATTCACTATAATCAACAATCACCTATTCCACCTACCTTTTCTACAAACTCTTGATATGTGTTATTCTGGCTCTGGTAAATCGAAATCTTCATCCGTACATCTCCGTATAATATGCTTTGCCTTTTCTGCAGGCAGAGGCACATCTTCTGCGGAAAAATATTCTATATCTACCACTTGCACAACCGCCTCATGGTTGTCTTTGCCCGCAGGCACAAGCACAAAATCACCAATCTCGATGCTGTCATCGTCCGTCAGATAATAATAGGATTTTTGTCCTTCTTCAAAGACCACGCTACAAAAGATATAATCCGTTGTCCTGCGTTTTACTTTACCATACACAGATGGGTCAAGTATCTCTCCCCAACCATAAAAACGTATGAAATCAAATACCGCATCTGCAAACTCCTCAAAATCATCCGGCAGTCCATTTTTATCAAATGACCCTGCGATGACCTTTTGTGGGGTCTTTTTATAGTCAATCGTAATTTTATAATCCTTGGTTTCGTTTGGAGTATCTATCACATCGTCGGGATTCCCTTCAATGTGTGAAAACAAATCCTCTGCATTGAAATTTTCAAGCAGACTTTCAATTCCTCCTTCAATTTCATACTTACGAGAAACCTTACAGCCAGACCCTATATTTTGGATGTGTTCAAGGGTTTCTGTTTCTCTGTCAATAATTAGATGCTCTGTGTAATCCCATGTAACAAATTCCCAAGTTGCTCCTTCCGGCACTTCCTTAGGTTTTATTTTTGTGACTCTGTGATAGTCCAATGCGATTCTGTTTATCACATCCGGTTTGCAATTTCCATCAAAGACATACAAATCATCCATACCAACAGTATTACGTACAAGGTCAGATAAATCGATGCCCTCATAGTCAAAATCAGCACAAAGCGAACCACGGAATTTATACACCGTTCCCTCGGTATTTGTTAGTTCCATCTCCCAATTGCCAATATCTGTAGCAAAAATTTCATCGTATTCATTTCCAAAATAAGCTGCAATTGCACAGAGTAATCTGTTAGTAGCAACTTTTTCAATCTTAAAATTCTTACTTCGTGCCTTTTCGTATCTTTCTCCACTGTGACCAAAGTTATATCCGGAAAACCAAACCCGACCTTCATCATTGATGGTAAGATGCTGTTCTACTTCTTTGTCCGGTTCAGGCATAGGTCCGTAGCAGATATTGTTAGACACAATACGCATTTTCTTTAATGTTCCTTGGAATATAAACGGATTATCCCCGGAAAGCAATGACAAACGACTAAGTGCCAGAATAAACCACGCTCGGTTTTGGGGTGCCAATATTTCTGCTGCGTCATATGCCCAATGGTTAAAATATCTCCATTGAGAATAAATTGCAGACCCAAGCAGGAGGATGTCTGTGACATCATCAATGATTCTATTCAGAGCCTCATGGTTGTTTGCTGCCTGTCCATATCTCTCAGAAAAAGCGTGACCACAATCCATCTCAAAACCAAGAGCAGCACAATCATCAGCCATCCAATGATCGACAAGTTCTATATAATTAATATTCTGATCACGAAATTTATCGCACCATTTGACAGCAAAATCATGTATCTGTTTCATGTCTGGCACTGTGGTACACCTCCAATTCATATAATACTATTTTTATCCAAGTATCTGACGGATTTTTTCTGCCAACAATTCCTTACGCTTTTCATAAAACTCTTCAAAATGCTCAAGTTCTAACCCAACGTCATCCGGGATGAACGCCTCCTTACGGAACTTTGCCTTCTGATCATCGTTCATATCGTTATAGTACTCAATCAATGGCATATTATTTTTACTTCCGTTGCTGCGGCCTTCAAGAAGTTGGAGATTGGGGAGACGGTTACGGTTTCCGCGCCATCTGCGCCACACATCCATAGTTACAGAAACAGGTTTGCTACCGTCAAATCTGTCATACGGATGCAGGTGATCCTGTTCGTACTTGAAGTTCTTGTTAATCCAATCCAGACTGAGATAGTAAAGAGCCTCTCCGGCAACACGGCTGCCTTTTTCAGAATTGAGAATATCCTCAATCTTGCCATCGGTTACACGAAGTTCATTCATCTGGTTCAGCATATCAACAGTAATCTCATAATCGTTTTCATTGATATTGCTCTTCATCTGCTGCAACTTACTTGTAGTGCCTGACTGGAAATAGGTAAACAGAATGGCTCTTACCAGGTAAGCACGAACGCCTTCTGTATTGTCTTTATAATCAGGATTATAATAAATGAAATATACAATAGGGAGTAGGACATTCCAACTGCTTGAGAAACGGCTGACTTCAATCTTCATTTCCTTGAGGAGTGCTTCCAGGTTCTTAAGTGCCTTCTTGAACTCGCTCCAGTTATTCTTCAATTCTTCCGCTATCTGCTTGTTTATGTTTGACTTGATGACATCACCATAAAGCATCAGTGCGGCTCTGATGATAAAATCGGAACCGAATCCGGCATAAGAGTCTACAAGCAGTTTCCCGAACTCTGTCTTCGCACTTGGCCAATAAGCTTCCAAGATAGACATGGTAATTTCCGACTTACGAAGTGCCTTACCACCGCTATTGAAACGAACGAACATCTCAAGCGCATCATCCTGTTTCATATCCCGGATTTCAGTATAACGAATAAGCTTTTCGACAAAAATCTTCTCATAGAGTTTATTTAAGATGCCCCTCGCATAATCCTTGCTGTCTGCTGGAACATTTGTAATTGTATCTTCGATGGCTTTTTCTCTGGTAGTTTCATCCTGGAACTTCGGTTCAAGAATCTTTCTAATTTCGAACTGAGTCGGACTCAATTTACCTACTTTTTCGCTGAACTTGATGTCATATTTCTTGCTGTTGTATTCTTCTTCATCTACGGTCAGCTTGTTCTTGTTAAGTTCAATCAGAAGTTTTGTAACGATGCCACCGCCAGATTTCTTCCGTGCGTGTTTCTGACGGATGAACGCATCACCAAACAGGGACAAATAGAGAGAAGTGAGTCTCTGCTGCCCGTCAAGTACTGCCGTATCGGTCAGTTTTACATCAATGCTCGATAATTCATAATTTACGCTGTCAGCCTGCTTGCGGCTATCAAATGTAACAGAGGATAGGAAATTACAGAAATAAGTATCCCATGTTACATTGTCATCATCGACATGCCAGAATAGGAATGTAGCAATCGGATAATCCAAAAGAATGGAGTCCCACAGTTTTTCAATCTGTTCCATATTCCATACATACTGTCTTTGGAATGCTGGCATAACATATTTTCCGTCTTTGATATGCTCAAGAGCCTCATAAATCGTAATGCTGTTATCAATTAAAACGCTCATCGTTATGCCTACTCTACATAAAAACTGTTCTTATATTTCATAAGGGTTTCTTCTACTTCATCCCAGATCCAAACCCGGTCACCGTCATCCTCAAAAACCTTACCATGAGATTTAGGACCGTCCAGTTTCATCTGTGAATAGTTATTTTTGAAAGTAGGAACATACAAATCTGGGCGTTCTTTATCACTGCACAAACGCTCCATCATCAGCAGGGTTGCTTCTCCTGCGATATGTTCTGCCATAAAGTAGGCTTTGATTATCTTATGATTATATTGGCTTGGCTTTAACGCCCACATTGGTATACGTTGAAGTGCCTTACCGTAAAAATCTTTTTCATTAGAATCGATTGTTCTTGTTGCCCTCGGCGTATATTCCTTCGATACATTTCCGAAAGTCTGGGCAATATACCAACGAAGGCACGAATCTGCAGCCTCGTCAGATGTTTCACCGGAAAGATTAAGCGCCATGTTAAATTTATCAAACACATCTGCGTCTACATTAAAAGATATACTTTTTCTCATCGAATAACCTCCGTCCATTTACACTTTAACATTATATATTATAATACCGATTAGTAAATTTGTCAATACTCACAGACAAATTTACGCAACTCCCTTAGACAGAAAACACCATGCATTACTGCAAGGTGTCCGTATCGTAGTTCTTGTTCAATTATCTCTTGAGTTCAATACTACATTTTTAAATTAAAAAGCCACAGTTGAATTGTCAATTGTGGCATTCTTTTTGTCTACTCAACTCTAAATCAACACTTCCATCTATCCAACTATAAAAATTAGCCTCTTTGTTACCCCAAAAACGCAGAAAATCCGAGGACCCGAATTTACATCCCAACCCTCGGAAAAACTTTATTTTTCAAGCCTTTTTTATACTTTTACTTGTGTACCTTAGTCAACAGAACCACGCACTCCACATGGCTCGATTCTCCAACGAGTAACGCATTTCGTACCCAATGTACAAGAGAATAGTGGAACACCTATTTTCGCCTTAAAATGGGTATGTCGAACCGATACAAGTGTTGAGTTACTCCATTCATCAAACAGGGCAATATCTCAAAACATTTTTATCAGTTGTCATTATAACCATTCTTAATCGTATCAAAGCAATGTTTCCAATATTGCTCTCTTTCAATAATTTTCACAGGGTCATATGACAAACCAAAATATTCTAACAATGTATATGTAAAATACTTCTCAAAATACTCTGCACCCTTCTGTTCATAGAGTGCGATAAGTTTTTTATTTCCGCCATGCTTGGAATCTAGATAATTACCCCATCTTTGGGCAACTCCTTTTTCGCCTGTTGCAGAACCAATATATAACTTTCCTGTGTGAGTATCAGTTAAACAATAAACTCCTGTTATCTTTTTTAAGGCTTCATAATAAGTTGGGAGAATCCGACCATTGAAAATGTCAGATAATCTATGATATGGCAGATGCACACGGTCATATCCTTCAAACTTTTCACCACTATAAACACATGGAAGAACCTCTCGAACAATTGCTTGATCAAGATATTTGCTCAAATTAAATACATATTTTGAGAAGGTATTACCTTTCTTGCATTTGATGATGAGCCTTCCGAATAATGGAACAAATCTATCAAGCACTTGAACATCAGCCCAATCATCGGATGGAGTATTTATTATTTGTGCAGCCGAAATAAGCAACCATTCATCTTCCGGCATTTTTGCGAAACTAAAAACCCATTGCCCAGGATAAAAGTTTCTCTGCTTTCCATACCAACCCCAATATGAACAGTCCTTGCAAGTACCGTTTGTTTTATCTTCTTCAGAATGTTTTAACCATCTATCAAGAAATGGTTGTCCTCCTCTTCCGGCTTGCATATTAAATTCTATTTTACTATTGTTAATCTCTTCTTGTGACAAATGAAGAATGTTGTTTAATAATAAGTCCATGGTAATTACCACCTGTTTATTACTCGTTTTTATCTGCTCACCATTAGGTAGAATGATTGATTGCTAAAATGTAACTTCAATCACATCAGAAATCTGTTTTAACTTTTCAAGAGAAACTGTATCACATAATTTAAGTATAAACCATTTGCTCGGTGAATTCAATCTCATTAAAAAATGTTACTGCTTTTTATGTATAAAAAACACCCTGTAAATTGTACAGGATGATAATAAATATATTAACTATCAAATAAGTGATGTTTTATGTTTTTAAAATTTAGAATAGGGGAGAAGTAGTCTTTTAGTAGTCTGCATTATTTAAGCTTATGAACTGCGGTGTAGAAATGATATTTACTTACTCAGATAAGACTCATTCAAAGCAAATCACACCCAGCAAAAACTGCTGTTATATATAGGTATAGGGAATTGCTTTCTGTTACAACCCTTTTAACGATAACTCGGCAATAATAATGTTCGTTCTAACCCTATTAACGATAAGGCATAAAAGCTGATTTTAAAACCGTTGAAAAGTAGTCTTTTGGTAGTCTTGTACTTTTCAACTGACCGTGATTTGCCGAGATTTACAAAGGAATATTGCGGTTTGCAAAGCGTTCGTGAGTCATCCCATGGCACACAAACATTATCCTTATCATATTAAAATTCCTCCCGATTTGCCGTAATATGTCGTGATTTGCAAGGGTGAATTGAGTATAACAGGAATGAGTATCACTTTTAAAATTTCCTCAAAACACGCAAATCAAGGCAAAATGTGGCATATTAGATTTTTCAAAAGTAGTCAAATAGTAGTCAGTTAAGGGGGTGCAGACTACTTTCAAAATCAACCGTATAACGATAACTTTTGAGTAGGGGGGTGCAAAATGGATTTTACATCAAAATAATTCTTTATCAGAACTATAATTCCGATTCAATCTATCATCAACGGCATTAAACAGTAATTATATTATAGCATATAAGAAGTTGTTTTCCTATACTTTAGTTAGCATTCATTCCTAGAAAGATGTTACATATTTTTATTGCATAGTAGTTAATAGATTTTTTAGTGTGAACTCTTGAAATACTTTGAGAAAAATGGTAATATAATAAACATAAAATACTTTATAAAAGGATTTTGATTATGAATTCTGTTCCAACAAACAATATGGATGTAAAAAAGCAAAATAGAATAAATACTCTTAGATGTCTGCTGAAATATGATAGAATTTCACAGCCTGAGCTTGCACAAAAGCTTAACCTCAGTTGGCCGACTGTTTTGCAAAATGTGAAAGAGTTAATCAATCTTGGATTGGTTCATGAGGTTGGTGCTTACAAGTCTACAGGCGGAAGGAAAGCAAAAGCTTATGCTTCAATTCCTGATGCAAAATTAGCCATCGGAGTTGATATTACAAAAAATCACATAGGTTTTACGCTTGTTGATTTGTCCGGAATGGTTATAAGATATACAAGAAAGACAAGAGCTTTTTCTTCTGATGAAAATTATTTTAAAAACTTAGGCGACTTGATGAATAGTTTTCTAAAAGATGATGAGTTTGACAGAATTATAGGAGTAGGTATTTCTATCCCCGGTATTATAAGTGATGACGGAAAGAGAATAATTTTTTCTCATGCACTTGACATTTATGATTTCAGCACAGAAAGATTTGTTGAATTTATCTCATACCCTTGCTTATTTATCAATGATGCAAATGCTGCCGGTTTTGCGGAATTGTGGGATAAGTCAGATATTGATAATCTTATTTATCTGTCATTAAGCAATACTGTCGGCGGTGCAATTATTTTTTCGGGAAAGCTGTTTTGGGGCAATAATCTTCGAGCAGGTGAATTTGGTCATAATACATTAGTTCCTAACGGAAAACAATGCTATTGCGGTAAAAAAGGCTGTCTTGACGCATATATTTCGGCAAAGGTATTATCTGAGCAGGCTGACGGAAATCTTGCAATGTTTTTTGAAAAACTCCGATGCGGTAATGCTGAAGCCGAAAAGGTATGGGACGATTATCTTAAGTATCTTGCAATAGCTATTAATAATCTGAGAATGACTTTTGACTGTGATATAATTGCCGGTGGATATGTAGGAGCTTTTCTCGAGGAATTTGCACGGGAATTAAAAAATTATGTTGCTGAACGAAATACATTTGAAAGTAATGCCGATTTTTTGAAATACTGTACCTTTAAATTAGAGGCATCTGCAGTAGGTGCAGCACTTATGAAAATAGATTCGTTTTTACAGGAAATATAAATTATTAAAAGCAGTGATTCTGATAAATGTCGGAGTCACTGTTTTTTTCACAAATCATAGTGTTAATATTTAGCAAATGTGATGATTTTAAAAAAATCTATTGACATCAATGTGTGTTTGTGATTTAATATAGTCACTTAATAAAACACTTTATAAAAGTATTTTTAAGCAGGAGGACTAATTATGAAAAACACTATGAAAGTTGCTGTAATGACAGGCATTAAAAAAATGGGATATGTTGATCGTCCGGTGCCGACACCAAAGCCTAATGAGGTATTGGTAAAGCTTGAGTATATCGGCATATGCGGCAGTGATATGCACTATTATGAGACAGGTGCAATCGGTGACTATGTTGTAAAGCCCCCTTTTGTTCTCGGACATGAACCGGGCGGTGTTGTCGTTGAGGTAGGTTCAGATGTAAGTCATTTGAAAGTAGGTGACCGTGTCGCTTTAGAGCCGGGGAAAACTTGCGGACACTGCGAGTTTTGTAAAACAGGCAGATATAATCTTTGCCCCGATGTAATCTTTTTTGCTACCCCCCCGGTTGACGGAGTATTTCAGGAATATGTAGCTCACGAAGCAGATCTTTGCTTTAAACTTCCCGATAATGTATCGACACTTGAAGGTGCTTTAATTGAGCCTCTTGCTGTTGGTTTCCATGCTGCAAATCAGGGCAATGCCCACGCAGGACAGACAGCGGTTGTTATGGGTGCAGGATGCATCGGTCTTGTAAGTATGATGGCACTGAAAGCAGAGGGTGTCAGTAAGGTATATGTGGTTGATATTATGCAGAAAAGACTTGATAAGGCTATGGAACTCGGTGCTGATGGTGTTATAAACGGTAAAGACGAGGATGCTGTTTCGTTAAATGAAACTACAGCAACATAATTTTCACCTTTAGCATTAATTAAATCCATGAGGAAACTGTTTGCAGACTGCTTAACATACTCTATAGCTGAGGGTGCTGTGTAAATGGTTTCTCCGTGCTCACCGATAAAACTTGCTGTGTCAGAAACATCTAAAACAAGTACAGAATATCTTTTAACAGTGTTTGTTTCTTCAGCACTAACAGCAAAAAGAGATAATGGCAAACAAGAAAGTGTAAGAACTAACGCAATCATAATCGAAAAAATCTTTTTCATTAGACAACCTCCTATTTTATGTTTGGTATATTAATTTTTTAAAATAAATACTTTCTCACCTCCTATTATGTTTTCACATTCCTCAATTTCTGTGTCAATTGGAATGCAAAAAGCTGGTCTAACCGCATTTTCACATAAACCGTCTAAACCATTTATCCCTCCTATCCCTGCACATCCAGTTTCGGAAATTCCAACAATACTGTTCCCACCGTTAAAAGCAGCAGAACGAAGCATCCAAGATCCTGGACATGAGTTTTCATAATAAGCAATTTTGTTTTCATTTTTCTTAAAAAAATTAATTGGAATACCTTCCTGTGCTTGAGAAGAGCCTAAAGTGGAATTCACTTCAGTAGCTGACAATAAAAATATTTTCCTTTCTATTGTTTCTGTGGAAGAATCATGTGTATCGATAGCGTTTTTTGTAGCAATTAGTATAGATGAGTTAACTATTATTTTTCTTGTATTCTCATGAAGAGTATAGAAATATGAATTGTTTAAAAAATCATCTATTATGCTTCCACTATAATATGATCCATATTCACCTGATGAATTATATGGCTTAGGTTCATCAAGTAAAAATTCTCGTAGCAAAAGACAATTTTTTGAATAATCAGAAGATAAAACTAAAAAAGGAACATATTCATTATTTTCATTTATATAAATCCTGTATCCATATAAATTATTTGTATCATAGCACAAATCTTTTATACAACATGGTTTATTAGACTCCGGATTGTTATAAATAGTTTTCTTATTAAATTGTTTGTTACAAGATGCTAAAGATAATGAGCCAAACAAGCAAATCAAACAACAAAAACATTTTATTATACTAAAACTCAAAAATCTTGTTTTTTTTATCATATTAAACCTCATCGAAAGCAAAATTCTTTCGCAGAATATATTACTTCTGCGATATTGTAATTATATATAAAACTACTGTATAATTATATCATAGGTTGATATAAATGCCAATATGTGTATTATAAATATAGAAAAAGTTGTGTAAATTAAACAACATCGCCATAGACATTTTATGCAATTCGCCGTCAAAATTCTGGTCAAAAAAGAAGTAAAATCATTTGCACGAAATCCGGGGGGAGCACCGGCAAATGTTCTTGCAATGAACAGTAAGCTTGGCGGTTCATCGGCTTTTATCGGTAAGGTCGGCAACGATGCATTCGGTTCTTATTTAAAGGACACATTAAGCAACCATAATATTGATATTACAGGTATGGCAACTGACAGCAATGTGCCGACAACACTTGCTTTTGTTCAGCTTGACAGCAAAGGCGACCGTTCGTTTTCTTTTTATCGAAATCCAGGAGCAGATATGATGCTTAATGCCGATGAAGTGAAAAAAGAACTTATTGATGAATGCAAAATTTTCCACTTCGGTTCATTATCTTTGACAGATGAACCTTGCAGGAAGGCGACATATGATGCTGTAAATTATGCAAAGAAACTCGGGAAAATAATTAGTTTTGATCCTAATTATAGATCTCTTTTGTGGAGTGATAGGGAAAAAGCGGTAAATGAAATTTCAAGAGCGATTACAATGGTGGATATTTTGAAAGTGTCTGAGGAAGAAATGTATCTTGTTACAGGAGAAACAAATCTTGAAATCGGCTCAAAAAAGCTTTTAAATATGGGTGCGTCATTAGTTTTGGTATCGCTCGGAGAAAAAGGTGCTTGCTATCGCAACAAAAATCATTTTTGTGTATTTCCTGCATACAAGGTCGATGCGGTTGATACCACAGGTGCCGGGGATGCTTTTGTAGGTGCAATGTTGTGGCAGTTAAAAAACTATAAACCCGATGAGATTGCTGATATGGTGCTTGATGATAAGATACTTTTTGCAAATGCTGCGGGTGGACTGACTGCAACAAGAATAGGTGCAATTCCTGCGTTGCCCACATTAGATGAAATTAAAATATGTCAGAAAGGTTGACAAGTATATGAAAATAGTAAAAATCAGACTCACACAAGTGGATCAGGTCAGAGAATTTGTTGAATTAACTTCTAACTGTAATTATGATGTTGATTTAGTTTCAGACCGTTATACAGTTGATGCAAAATCTTTACTGGGCATTTACAGTCTTGATTTAAGTAATCCATTGCAAGTTGTTATATACGGTGATGACAGCGAAGAATATGAAAAAGCATTGGAAAAATATAAGATTTGATGATCTGCGTTAAATAGTTTATAAGTTAATATATAGCTTTCCTTAAAACAAAAGTCACGTTGCAAATTTGCAGCGTGACTTTTGCTATTATGAACTAAAAAGCAATCACATCAATTTTGACAATTTCAGCAATTCAATAAGAGTACATATTTCTGCATTACGAAAGAAACTGCGTGCGGCGCTCGGCTATGACCCGATTCGCAATCGCATTGGTGAAGGATATGTTATGGAGGAAGAAAAAGAATGAAAAAGCTATCCTTGCAATGGCGCATAACTTTGATGACTGCACTTCTTATCGGAGCTACCTGCATTTTTATGAATGTTCTTATCGGCTATTCCGGCAGCCGTTACATGGATTCCATAGGTTCTTATGTTACAGGTTACGGAGATACGGACAAAGGAGAACCCGAATTTTTCGATCCCGAACACGAAAAGCTTGATCGTGAATTGACTATTGTAATTAACGGAGTACAGGAATCCTTTATCGCTACCAATTGGTATATTACGGCGGCGGCAACATTGTTAGGCGGTGTGCTTGCGTATTTTTTAAGCGGGCATGCGCTGAAGCCTCTGCGTACTTTTACAGCTCGGGTTGAGAAGGTTCAGCCTAACAATTTGACGGATATGAAGATAACCGAAGAGGTTTTGCCTGAAATGAGACAATTTGTCAAGTCATTCAATCTGATGCTTGACCGTCTTGATGAGGGATTCACAGCTCAACGACAGTTCACGGGAAACGCGGCGCACGAGTTGCGTACGCCGCTTTCGCTTATGCAGGCACAGCTTGAACTTTTTTCGGCAGAGCATCCCGAGGTATTGCCGGAAACGGCTGAGTTTCTCCGATTGTTATGTGAGCAGACCGAACGAATGACGCAAATGACAAAAACCTTGTTGGAAATGAGTAAGCTTCGTACAGTATCGTGTGCCGACCGCATAGAGATAGGACCTATGGTAGAAGAAATTTTCACTGACCTTGCGCCCCTTGCAGAGAAGAACAATATTGCACTTGAAAGCACGGGCGACGCTGTTATGACAGGCAGTGACACGTTGATTTACCGTTTGTTATATAATCTGACCGAAAACGCTATACGCTACAACCGTTTTGACGGTACAGTGAATATTACCGTAACGCACAAAGACAATCAGCTTGTTATTACGGTTGCGGATACCGGCTACGGCATCCCCGAACAATACAGAGAAAGTATTTTTCAGTCCTTCTTTCGTGTGGATAAATCTCGAAGCAGGGAATACGGTGGCGTAGGCTTGGGACTTTCTTTGGTGTGGGAAATCGTCACATTGCACAATGGTAAAGTCCGTGTGGAAGAAAGTTTCCGACCGATACGATAAAATTTTAATATTTTGCAAAATTTTTTTAATAAATTGTTGAAATTACCGTAGTCCTGTGTTATACTATAGTTAATTAATTGATTAGTTATCAAAAGGAAGCGAACATTATGAGAACAACAGAGGAACAACACAACGAGCGTAAGCGGGAAATGATGGAAAAATGCTTTGAATGTTATGCTGAAAACGGGCTGACCGGTACGGGCATCAAGGCTTTGGCGGCAGCGTGTGGGTGTACAACGGGAAATCTGTATTCCTATTTCAATAATGTGGATGAACTGATTATTGAATCAACTGCATACTGTATGGAAAAGGTTGAGGATGATTTTATGGAAAAAGCCCCCACCGACCCGAATGATGTTGTCCGATTTGTGAGAGAGGTTCCGTATTGGACCGCAAAGAAGCACGGCAAAAAATATCGGCTGATGTATCAGGTCTATACTCATCCGAAATATATTGAGCACGGCAAGAAATTCTTTGAGGGAGTGAATGAGCGCTATACCGAATATGCCAAGCGGTTGGAGCCGAAAATCGGTATTCCGTACACGGTGATTACACCGTTGATTTTTATATTTGTTCGTGCCTGTGTACACTATGCTATGTTTGAGGATGAATATTATTTAAAAACCCAAATGGAGGTCTTAAAACAGGGTGTCGCTCTGTTTGCAGATAAATACCGTTCACAATATTTGAAGGGAGGAAACGGAAAATGAAAAAACGAATACTATGTACCCTGCTCACCCTATGTATGGTGATGTGTGTTGCTTTACCTATTATGAGCTATGCCGCTCTGGGAGTATCGGCATCCGACTCGAGTGCATACGGCACACTGCTCACACCCGACACAACCCCACCGGTCGGATGGGCAGAGGATGAAAGCAACCCGTACGGCACAAAAAAGGGTCAGCCCTTTGCCATCACCCCATGGTATGAGCCGATCATTTACAGCTATCGCAACGCAGAGGGGCAGGCAGCGCAGGATCATACCAAGGTATACAGTAAGTGGAATTTCGGTATCAACATTGCCGAATGTACACCGAGTGCCCATCGGGTTTCTGCTGTCGATAATGTTGCATTTGCTGTTGGAACAGCTTACGACCCACTCGGCACGGGCAGAAACGATCATGCTATCTTTGTCGGTCTTTGCGATATGGATAATTCCAAGAACACTGCGAAGATCTGCTACTGGGTACAAAACCTTGTAAACAACAAGCGCTCCGAGCTTCAGAAAATTGCCGACGCTCCGATGTGGGCGTGCAAGAAACCCGGTTACGGCGAGCTGGAATACCAGGAATTCCGCCACTATTTCAATGTCACGGCGGGCGACTATGATGGTGACGGAAAGATGACCGCCGTTATCACCTACGTCGGCAATGATGATTTATGGGGAATCTCCGGCACGGGAATTGCCGGAGAGCAGGGACTTTCAAGAAAATCGTTTGTCAAATCCAAGGGCAGCGGCAATGCCTATTTCGACGGCTGGAACACGACTCTGTATGAGCGCGACCAGATCACGAAGTCGCTTGTTTCGGCGGATATTGACCGTGACGGCTGCGATGAGCTTATCGTGTACGCAGGCATTGCCGAGCCGGATAAGATCGACGGCAGGGACAAGGAGATTTCCGGCGATTCCTTCCGTAAGGCTGTTTCAAAGCTCTCGGTATACAAAGCCGAAAACGGAAACCTCAAAAGAGTGGATCAAAAGTCCCTGATGACCCTGAACCGCGAGGATGAAAAAGCGGACGGCAGCCGTTACTACGATCATATCCGCTACGGAAACCTTGCCGCGGGAGACATCAACGGCGACGGCTGGCAGGAAATCATAATTGCCGGATATTTCCGTGAAGTCAGGGAAGAAAAGAAGAAGGGCTTTATCTGGGACAAGAAAACCGACAACGAAAACATGGGCTTTGCCGTTTATTACGGTCAGAACAAGTCAATAACGAATGTGCAGAAAACCACGATGAGCGGTTATACCGCAAACGGAACAAATGATCTGGGCGTGAAGCCGAAGCCTGCCATGACAAGCGTTGCGATCAACGGCAGAGGTACGCCGGAGCAGGTATGGATCGCAGGCGGACTGTATGAGGTGCAGCAGAACGGCGCGCTTAATCTTCTGCGCGACACCGCGCGCGAAAAGAATTCAAGCGCGAGATGGTGGTGGTACCATGATGTCATTGCCGGCAATTTTGACCACAACACGGAAGGCCGCGAGCAGGTGATCGCGCTTGCCGCCGAAAGGCAAAAGGGAAGCGGTTCGGCGCGCAAATTCGACCTGTTCACCGATGTTTTCTACGGCGAGAATTTCGGCAGCGGCACTCTTTCGGTCGCCGGGAAGTATACGGTAACAGCCGAAAAGGACGAGTTTTCCAAGCTGTGCCACGATGCCGACCTAGCATGGGATATGCCGTATAACTGCATACTGCTTGCGGCGGATGTGAATAAAGACGGTCTGTTTGCTCGCTATGAGGGCAAGGGCTACGGATATTCCGATGCACAGGTGCAGGCGGTGCTCCAGGCGGCTCCGTATTTCTCGGAGCTCGGTGACTATGATCTTGATTTCTCCGACGGCTCAACCACCTACACCTTCTCCTCAGGCTATTCGGACACGAAATCGTCATCGCAGAATACCTCCTTCGGTGCGTCCATCGTCGCACAAGGAGATCTGAAGGTATGGAGATACGAGGCGACGCTCGGATATACCATGGACTTTACCAAGAGCACAGAGGATACCCTTTCAAAGGAATACAGTGCCTCATTCAATGCCGGCGGCAACGATTCTGTGGTGCTGTACCGCGTGCCGGCAACAACCTATTATTACTCACTTTATGACCCCGGGAAGGGCGATTTTGACTTGAGCGAGCGAAATACCATCGCCCTGATGATCCCCGGGCAGCCGGTTTACACCATGCTCGACCGAGAGTATTACGATGAGTTTGCGGTACTGTACAACGAAACCTACAAGAAAGACATTGCAGCGGGAAAGGCAAAGGCTTTGCCGATACTGAACAGCCATGTACTGCCGGAAAACGCCGAGGGCGACCCGTTCGCCTATTGGTCGAATACCGCTACTACCGCCGACTATGTTTCGAAATTTGAGTCGCTGAGTAAGCAAAAATATGAGCTTGGCTTCGGTGCAAGCAGTATCACGAACGACTGGACTACCACATCTGAGCATGCCGAGGGAGTTGAGATGGCTCACGGCTTCTCCGCTTCGATGAAAAGCACATGGGGCGTAGACGCATTCAATATGGGTTTTGTAATCGATTTGAGCTACAGCAAAGCAACAGGTACGGTCTACACCACGACGGAAAGCAGCGGCGCCAGCGGTACGGTAAACAACATCGACCGCCGTTCGCTCCTTGCCTCCTACGGAATCGGCTACGATGTTTCGAGCCAATACGGCTTTACCTGGGATTTCGGTATGCGCACATGGACGGCAGGAGATCAGAAGATTCCTGTGTTCGGATATGTGCTGACCAATCTTCGTGCCGCACCACCCGTACCTACACTTACAGGCGTATCCGTAACAGACAATCAAAGTGCAAAAATCACCTGGAAGGCACCGACTGCAGACAGCAGACGCCCCTATACAGGGTATCATATCTGGATGCGTATGGATGACGGCGATTTTGTGCGTGTGACTGATGCTCCGCTGTCAGACACGACCTTTGAATATACATACGATACTCTGGAAGAGGATACCACCTACACCTTTGCGGTTTCCTCTGTCGGCAATAACGGAACGGTATCGGCATTATCCAATACCAAAACCTTCTCAACCTTTACGGGATCGGACGGCAGAGAAATAGAATTACGCAGTGACGGCAGCAGTATCCAGTGGCGATATGTGGGCGAAAGTGACGACGCTTACCGTGTTCTTGTATCACTTTCCGAGTTGAAGGGAAATGACGGCGCAGATGGAAAGCAAATTGAACTGAATGTATATAATGGATTTATACAGTGGAAGTACAGTGATGATTCTGCCTGGAATAATTTGATTGCCTTGTCGGAGCTGACGGGCGATAAAGGTGACAAAGGCGACAAGGGTGACAAGGGAGAAACAGGTGCGCCCGGTCAGGACGGAAAAGACGGTGCAACGCCTAAGCTTAAAATAGGTGATGATAACTTCTGGTATATCTCCTATGACGACGGACAGACATGGGTATCCCTCGGTGTGAAAGCCACCGGAGAGAAGGGTGATACCGGTGAAACCGGACAACAAGGCGA